AATATAAAATATATTAATAATATATAATATAAATATTATTTATAATATTGTCCACTTTTTACATGGTAGTGGATTTTTAATGTAAAAGAGGTAAAATAAATGGCAAAAGCAACAATGAATATAAGTCCTGCTTTTGACAATTTTATTTTTGATTGGGATTATGAAACATACTTAGTAATTGGTTCTTATGGTAGTGGTAAATCACATGGTATTGTACAAAAGATAATTTTAAAATGTTTTGAGGAAAAAAGAAAAGTGTGTGTATTCCGTGATGTTTATGATACACATAAGGAATCTACATTTGACTTATTAAAACAAGTTTTGGAAGATATGGGTTTACTTGCTGATAATGGTGTGAGAAAACATCCATTTAAAGTATGTTTCAAAAATTCACCTTTGGAGTTTAAATTTCCAAATGGTTCGAGAATAATTTTCAAAGGTATGGATAGTACTGAAAAATTAAAATCCTTAAATGGTGTTTCTATTGTATGGATAGAAGAATGTTCAGAAGTATCATATGATGCTTACTTGGAATTGTTAGGTCGTATTAGAACGCCAAATAAAACAATGCACTTTATTTTAAGTTGCAATCCTGTTGGTAAGTTTAACTGGGTTTATCAACAGTTCTTTGAAAAAATAAATGAAGATGGTACAACAAATGTTATTCTACGTGATGAGGTTTTATATGAAAGAAAGACCTTAGTAAAAAATGGGGTTTATTATCACCATTCGACTTGTGATGATAATCCATTTTTGCCTCCTGAATATATAAAACGTCTTGATGATTTAAAAACGTATGATAAATCTTTATGGGTTGTTGCACGTCTTGGTAGATTTGGTGCAACAGGTATGCGTGTATTACCTCAGTTTGAAGTAATGAATGTAAAATTGGTTAATCACTTTGTTAGTGAACTTGATCCTAAATGTCATCGTGTTGGTATGGACTTTGGATTTGAAACTTCATACAATGCGGTTATTAAGGTTGCTATTGACGATAAGAACAAGTGGTTGTATATTTATAAAGAATATTACAAAAATAAAATGACTGATGATAAAACAGCTGTTGAACTTGTTAATTGGGATAGTGGAATTAAGGATCAAAGAATTAAAGCTGATAATGCTGAACCAAAAACAATTCGTTATTTTAGAAACCAAGGTTTTCAAATGTTTCCTTGTCAAAAGAAATGTGATAAAAAATCTGAGGGTAGTAGAATTGCAAATACAAGAAAGTGTAAACGTTTCCGAAGAATTATTTGTTCCTCCGATTGTATAAATACAATTAAGGAGTTAAAGGACCTTACTTATAAAAAGAATAAGGATGGAACAATTAATTATAGTAAATTCAATATTGACCCTCATACATTTTCTGCTATATGGTATGCAATTGATGATTATAATGTAGCTGATTTAAAGGAACGTAAAAACAATAGTATTAGAGGTAAATAGAATGATTGAATATCAAAGAGAGTTGATTGAAATTCTTAATGAAACGCTAATTGAAGCAAAGAGAAGTTGTTATAACGAATTAGGATTACCAGATCCATATTGTGTAGGGTTATACAATGGTATTGAAATGGTAAGATCATTAGTTGCTGAAGAAAATCCAAAATATCTTGGGGAAGAGGAGGATGAAAAAGAATGCCAGAAGTAGTTAAAAAGTTTATTCTTGGTAAGGATAAAATTCCTGATTGGTTTAATGAAATGTGCAGTAATGGGCGTTGTAAACTTGTTTATGATGAAGGAGATTTAGTTGGTGTTGATTTGTTTACACCGACAGGTACAAAACGTGCTAAATTAAATGATGTTATTATGCTTGGTAAATCTGGTATGTTTTTCTTAACTGGGGAACAGGCAAAAAATTATGGAGTTCAGAAAAGTGTCAAAGAAGAAAATAATAGAGTACAGTAAGTTATGGATTACATTGTGGCAGTTATTTTGTATGATATGGATTTCAATTTATTTGATTTCTGATATTAAGCAAAATAGGGGATTGAACTCTGAACAAGTTGTTTTATCCCTTATTGCTTCTATTGTGGCTGTATTTATACCGTACTTGGTAAAAGCTTTCTTAGGAAAATTAAATGAAGAAAAAACAAGATTGATTGAAAAAGGACTTGATGGAAACATTGATGAATCTGTTAAAAGTTCTGGAATGGAGGATGAATAATGAATATTTCATTTTTTGTTAGTTTGTTTGTTTTAGAAGCTGCTGTTGCAGGGTTGTGTACTCAGGCTGTTAAGAAGTGGTATGAAAATGCACATAAGGATTACTCTTCGAATACTATTGCTCTTGTAAATGCAGTTATTGTTGGTGGTATTTTTACATCAGCTTCGTATTTATTAGTTGGTATTGAATTTACAATTAATAATATTATTGCAATTGTAGGTATGTGTGCTTTAAATTGGTTTGGTTCAATGTTGGGATATGATAAGATTATCCAGTGGTTGAAGCAGATTGAGGAGGTTAATAAAAGTAATGAAATTGAAAAGAAGTAAAAAGAGGATAAAAAGAGATACTGCATTATTTGCTTTATTTTTATCTGTAATTTTATTACTTTTCAATTTGATGTTATTTGCTTCAATATCCTATGCGATTAAGTATCCGTATGTGGATATTGAAGCAAAATCTGTTTCATTAAAGGAGAGTGGTTGGTAATGGAAAAGGGCATTGATGTTAGTTCTTACCAAAATGAAATTGATTGGGCTAAAGTTAAAAAAAGTGGTGTTAAGTTTGCAATTATTAAATTAATAAGAAAAGATTTAACACTTGATAAAAGGGCTATTGAGAATGTAAAAGGATGTTTGTTGAATGGTATTAAGTTTAGCTTTTACAATTATTCATATGCAACAAACGTTAGTTACTCTGAAATGCTTGCAAACAAAATTGTTCAATTTGTGAAATATTTCAGAACTTGCAATAGTATTAATACTACTTTGTTTGATAAATATTTTGAAAAATACATCTGGCTTGATATTGAGGATAAAACCCAAATGAACTTAGGACATACAATTGTAGATATATCAAAGGCTTACCAAAAGATAATTGAAGATGATGGGTTAGAATTTGGTATTTATACTGGTCTTAGTTTTTATAATACTTGTTTTTCAAAATATGCATCAGAATTTAATAATCCATTTTGGATTGCAAGATATTATAATGGTTATAAAAAAATGCAATTTTGTGCTAATGCTAACCCTATGAAAAAACCTGTTATTAAAAATGGATTATGGGGTTGGCAATATACTTCTTCTGGAATTGTTGATGGTATTACAGGAAATGTTGATTTGAATGAAAGATATGATGAGATTATTAACATGGATAATTTTTATGGTATTTGTGAATTTTCTAGAATCAAAGATGGTAAACGTTATATTTCAAAAAACTTTACTGTTGATGAATTTAGATGTAAGGATGGTTCAGATAAAATCTTAATTGATGTTGATTTTGTTAAAAATTATTTACAGAAAATAAGAGATTATTTCAAATCCCCGGTTACAATAAATTCTGCTTATAGAACAGAATCTTATAACAACAAAGTTGGTGGTGCTAAAAATTCGTACCACAAAAAAGGAATGGCATTTGATATTGTTGTTAAAGGTAGAACTCCATTAGAAGTTTCAAGATATGCTCAGCAACTTGGAATTGGTGGAGTTATTAAATATAATACTTTTGTTCATGTTGATAGCAGAACAACTGTATATCATGCAATAAATAATAATGGTAAAATAACTGTTGTTAAAAACTTTTAAGGAGGAAATATGTCTGAGGAAAGTAAAATGATTATGCAACAGGAATTACAGGAAGAAGAGGATATAATTAGTACTTACCTCAACATTCCCTACTTTATTTTGGACGATGAAGTTAGTCCGTCAGTTAGGTCCAAGTATGAAAGAGAATTTAATCAAATAAATAGATATTATGATGTTTATAAAAGAGGATCTTTCTTTTTATCAGAAGGATCTAATGCTGATTATATTCCATCAAGACTTAGATATAAAAAGGCTACAATGATTGTCAATAAAGAAGCAAGATTTCTGTTTTCAAATACCCCTACATTTAATGTTAATCCTGATGATGTTGATGGGGCTAATAAGGAGGAAAATTCAATTCTTCAAAATTACCTTGATAAGGTACTTGAAATGAATAATTTTAGTGGTGATTTGTTAAGGGGTTTGAAAGATTGTTTTATTGGTAAGAGAATTGCCATAGTTGTTAATTTTAATGATGATGGTATAACAATTACTTTTTTAAAACCAACTGAATTTATTTATGAAACAGATGGTACAAGGAATGATAATGTTACAAAGTTTGTTACTTTCTTCCAAATTAATGATTGTGAATCATTAAAAGAGCAAAGATGGTATAAAAAACGATATACAAAGGAAAATGGGGTTGTTTATCTTGAAGAGATTATTTATGATGGCACTGGGGAAGTGATTGAAATTCCTTTTCCTAAGTCAAGAATAAGATTAAATTATATTCCCGTTGCTATTGTTTTAAATGATGCATTAACTGGGGATTATTCAGGAACCTCTGAACTTGGTGATCTTGTTGAATATGAGAAGTATTACAGTAAGTTAGCTAATGCTGATATGGATGCTGAAAGAAAAAGTATGAATCCAATTAAGTATACTACTGATGCTTCAATGGAAAGTACTAAAAAACTTTCAACAAGTCCTGGTTCTTATTGGGATTTGCAAAGTGATGAGGAGAAAGCTGAAACAAGAACAGTTAAGGTTGGCACACTTGAAGCGCAAATGAATTATTCTACCCCATTAAAAGTTACTTTGGATAGAATTGAGAATGAAATGTATGCAGAACTTGATGTTCCTAATATTACAAGTGAACAGCTTGCTGGTGTTATAACATCAGGTAAAACAATTCAGGCTTTGTACTGGGGGTTAACTGTTCGATGTGATGAAAAAATGTTAGCATGGGGGTATGCTTTACAATTCATTGCAAGGACAATTATTGAAGGGGGTATTCTTTATCCTGAGTATATTGGTAGATATACAACTGAAAAGAGGTTACCAGAAATTGAATTTGAAATTCTTGTTGAAAATAATTACCCAATTCCCGAGGATGTTAAAGAAGAAAAAGAGTTGGATATTTCAGAAGTTGAATCAAATATTATGTCAAGAAAAGCTTATTTAAAGAAATGGCGTAAATTGAGTGATATTGAAGCAATGAAAGAAATTAAACAAATTCAGTTAGAAAAACAAATGCTTGATGATAGTATGGTTGATCTTACCAATTATGACAATCAGAATGAGGATGAAGATGTTGATGATCCTGAAATTGACTCAAATAGCGAAGTTGATGATGAAGGGGATCAATTTGATGATGAAAATGAATAAGCGTCTATATGAGGATGCTAGGCATATTGTGGAGGCATTGTATGTCAAACCTATTTGCTTACTCCCAAGTACGAAGGTACAGGATTGTTAGGCAACAACAAAAACAAATAAAAAAAGCATATGAGGAAGCATTAAAGGAAATTACCAAAAGTGTTGATAAGCTTTATGGTAAAAATGATGTTTCCTCATCAATGCGAAGAGTTTATCTAAATAAACTTAGGGATGATATTCAAAATCAAATGAATATTGTTGATGGTAAAACTGAAAATATTATAAAAGGTAATATTGGATTAATGGCTGAGGAAGTTGCAAGAAATACTCAGATGTATAATTCAAAAATAGGATTAAATACTATAGTTAATTCAACTAGTTTGAAGCATAGAGTTGTAACAAATATTATTACCGGTAAAGTTTATGATGGTAAATTCACATTAAGTTCTTCTATTTGGGGGGATAATAAAAGAAGATTAAATGAAATAAATCGAATAATTGCAAGAGATATTCTTCAAAATAAAGGTGTTTATGATATTGCAAAAGATTTAGAAAGGTTTGTTAATCCAAGAGCAAGAAAGGATTATGACTGGTCAAAAATGTTTCCTGGTTCAAGGAGAAAAATTGATTATAATGCTCAAAGGTTAGCAAGAACAATGGTTAGCCATGCATATCAACAGGCATTTGTTGAATCGACTATAAATAACCCATTTATTTCAGCATATAAGTGGATTACTAGTGGAAGTAATCGTGTTTGTCCGATATGTATTGATCGTGAGTCAACAGATCAATTTGGTTTAGGTCCAGGAATATTTCCAAAGGATCGTTTGCCATTGGATCACCCCAATGGTATGTGTACGTTTGAATGTGTAATGGCTATGAATGATGAGGAGATTGGGGAGGCTATTGCTGATTGGTACCTTGGGGAAGGTGATGAAACAATGAATGATATGATTGATCGTTATGTAAATGATTTGAAAAATTTTTAAAGTTTTCTATTTACAAATTTCATAACATATGTTATAATGATTATGTTATGAAAATGTAACCTCGTTGAGGATTGCCACCACCGGCATAAGGTGGATAAAATAGAAAGGAAAAAATAAAAATGAGAAAAAAAAATTTAAAAGAAATTTTACCATTTAATCTTCAGTTTTTTGCTGAATCTGATTCTGGAAATGAACCTGATTCTGGAAATGAACCTGCAGATACAAATGGGGAACCGGACCAGGACGAACCTGGAGGGGAAAAGACCTTTACACAAAAGGAAGTAAATGCTATTATGGCAAAAGAAAAGAGGCAGGGAAAGAATTCTGTTTTAAAAAATCTTGGGTTTAATTCTGAAGAAGATGCCAAAAAAGCTTTTAACTTGCTTAAAGCTTTAACTGATTCACAGAAGACTGCTGAACAGAAAGTAATTGATGAAAAGGATGAAGCTGCAAAAGGTAAGGATAAAGCTGAGGAAAGAGCTATTAAAGCAGAAAATAAATTAGCTTGTTTAATGGCTGGTGTTAGTAAGGATTGTATTGATGATGTTCTTGCTATTGCATCTGCAAAGGTTGATGAAGATAATGAATTATCTGATGTTTTGGAGGATATGAAGAAAAACAAAAAGTATGCTTTGTTTTTTGAAGAATCTGATAAACAGGATGATGAAGTTAATGATGGCCACAAAGGGACAGGAGCTAAGCCTAAAAACAATAAAGGAAATAAGGATGAACCTGGTAACCTTGGGGAACGTTTAGCGAAAAATTCTTCTAAACCTGCAAAAAAGAGTAGTTATTTTTAAGGAGGATTAAGATGTTAAATCAGACAGGTGTTACAAAAGTATCTGGTGTTACAAGAAAAACCATCTTAGTTGATGAGTTAAACAGCACTGCATTTTCTTGTGTTGTTTCTAATGCCGGAGTTACTGCAAACAGTGAGGGTAGAAAGATTATTAAGGCGGGTACACCGCTTGTTGGTGATCTTACAAACAGAAATGCTCCATTTGCAATTTCTGGTGCCTCTGTTGAATCTTATGTTAAGACTTCTGATTCTACTATCACTTCTGGTAAGGATTATTACACAAGAAGTGATTCAAAACCGTATACTTACACAAAGGTTGAAAGTCCGCAGTTAAGTGACATTGGAACTTATTATGAAAAGGTTACTTCTACTGCTTCGAATGTAGTAGGCCTTGCTCACCACGATGTTGATGTTACAAAAGGTCAAGCAAACAGTGGAGTTATTGTATTTGGTTTCATTGATGTAAGTAAACTTGATTCTGATGTTGTTTCAATGCTTACAAGTGATGTTAAATCAAAACTTAACATGATTAAGTTTGTAAAATAATTAGGAGGAAAATTTTAAATGGCAAGTATTTTTGGATTGGTTACATCTGAAAACATTGTTTCTTATTGGAATACAATGAATATGAATGAAACCGAAAATTTACTGGGTGAAGAGTTATGGCCCGATGAACAGAAGTTAGGCTTAGACCTTAAGTTTATCAAGGGTGCTTCCGGGTTACCGGTTGTATTAAAACCTTCTGCTTACGATGTTGTTGCATTAAAGAGAGACCGTATCGGATTTGAAAAGGTTGCAACTGAAATGCCGTTCTTCAAAGAGTCTACAATTATTGATGAAGAAATGAGACAGCAGTTAAATATGGTTCTTGAAACTGGAAACCAGGCATACATTGATGCTATTCTTACAAGAGTATTTGATGATGAAATGACACTGCTTCGTGGTGCAAGAGCACAGCGTGAGAGAATGAGAATGTCTCTTTTAACAACTGGTGGTATTTCAATTTCTGCAAATGGCCAGGACTATGATTATGATTATGGCCTTAAAGATTATCAGAATGTAACTGTTAAAAAAGCATGGAGTGATCCTACTGCAGATATTATTACTGATATTGAGGAATGGATCCAGGATATTGTGGATCATACCGGGGTAAGACCTGAACGTGCTGTCCTTACTTCTACAACATGGAAGTATTTCCGTAACAATAATCTTATCAGAAATGCAATTTGGGGAAATGACTCTGTTGCTCCTGTTTCTGCTGAAAAAGTATTATCTTATGTTGAAGATACCTTAAAGTTAAAGATTGCAAGATATGATAAAAAGTTCATTGATGAACAGGGTGCTATTAAGAATTATGTACCGGATGATTTGTTTGTACTTATTCCTCCTGGAAAACTTGGTAAGGGATGGTTTGGTACAACTCCTGAACAGTCTGATCTAATGTCAGGTGCTGCCGCAAATGTAGTTATTACTGATACCGGTGTTGCTGTTACAACTGTTAAGAAGACAGATCCTGTTAATGTTGATACAAAGGTTTCCATGATTTTCCTTCCTTCCTTCGAAGCAATGGATAATATCCTTATTGCTGATGTAAAAGGGGAATAAGGAGGTAGTTATGGTAAGAATTGGAAAAGGTGAGATGGAAAAGAGGGTTTCATTATCCTCTTTCCATAATTACTATGAAAATGCCGGTTGGTTGATTTTGGATCAGGTTGTTGAATCTTCTTTTGAACAGGTTGATGAGGGGGATGAAATCTCTGATTCTGAATGGGATGAAGTTATTGATGAGGAGCCTGAAAAGCCTTTATCTGAAATGAATCGTGAAGAATTAACAGCAAAGGCTGAATCTCTTGGTATTGATATTTCTGGATTAACAAAGAATGCTCAGATCCGGGAAAAGATCAAGAGTTGTATGTAAATCTGGAGGTTATATGGAATTAAGTGCTATTGACAGACTGAAAATAGTACTTAGGGAAGAAGACTGCCCGTTCTTTACGGATGATGAATTAGTTTTCTATCTTGATGAGAACGGTGGTGACTTTAATCAAACTGCTTACCAATGTTTGATTTTAAAATCCGAAAGTACTTCATTAGTTATGTCTGGTTTGGAGGTTGGTGATACTTCTAAATATTTTAGAAGGATTGCTCAAAGATACAGGACAAATAACTCTAGAGTTTTAGGAGAGTAAAATGTTAGTTGAAACGTATTTAAGAAACAAAATTAAAAGGCAAATTGATTGGAATGGTCAAGAGTTTGAATTTCTTAGATACAAGCAAAATGAATACCATGAGTTAACTGATGAAGTTGAGGAAAAATTTTTATTTAAAGGTATTTTCCATGAAGGTGGCGGTTACGGTGGTATGCTCAACATTGAGTTGTATGAAAGGGATGGGGCTAGGACCGTTTCAAAAATGAAACCTATGATACTTTGTTTATATGAAGATGCAAAAGGTCTTGATATGGACGATACAGTTCTCATTGGCGATTGCAGATATCTTGTTGTTGAAAAGAATGATGTTAAGAATATGCATATTGCTTTTGAAATTTCATTGGAGATTGATAATGGCAGAGTTAGCTAGTGTTAGAGTTGATATTGAACCAGTTATGGTTGGATTAAAAAGATATCAGGTTTTTGCAAGGCAAAGAATAAATAGGTATTTTGGTCAACAAGCAAGAGCACTTGAAGCTTATATGAAAAGGGAAGCTAGATGGAATAATAGAACATGGGAAGCAAGAAATGGTTTACGAGCTGATGTTGTTGTTGATAGATTTGGTAATTCAAAAAATCAATATTATTCCATTTCCCTTTATCATACTGCTCCCCATGGATTATATCTTGAATTGGCTATGGAAAAAAGATTTGCTATTCTTGAACCTACTGCCAGACTTAAAGGTCCTGATGTTATAAGAGGAATGAAGGGGTTATTTAATGAGTAGTGAATGTAAAAATGTGTGGGAGTTAACTTCCGATGCCCTTACTGAAGCTGGTATTGATAATTATCCACCAGGTATTAAAAAGGGAACTTGCAAAAGCAAGTATGTTGTATTTAAACAGGATGGAAGTTCACAAATAGGAAGTGTATCATCCGAAGTTGTTTATTATGTTTTCATGTTGTATGTACCACAAAATGAATATTCTTCTCTTAGTGATTTTGAAGAGAAGGTTAGAGGGGTGCTTAATGAAAAAATGTACCCAACATTAATTCCTACGGGATCTAAACAAACTGACTATTTTGATGATAATATTGATGCTCATATGAGATCATTTACTTATCGTAATAGTGTCAGGAATCAAAGAGTATAAGGAGGAAAGAGATGGCTAATGAAAAACTTAAAGGTAACGAAATTGCCACTATTGATTGTACAATGGTTACCTTCCAGGGATATGAAGTAGATGCTGATGAGTTACTTGTTGAAACATCAAATAAGATCGCAGTTACCATTGGCACTGAGACAACTGATGCTGTTAAGCTGATTATTAAAAACAAATTAATTGCTCAGAAGCCTCAGCAGACTGTTGTTACCGGTAATACAATTGTTCTTACTGATAATGTATTTAATGACAAATTGGTGGTTATGTTACAGGGTGGTACTGTTACTTATGAAGAAGATGGTAAAACATTTAAGAAGTATGTACCGCCTGTTGCTGGTTCAAATGTGAAACCCAAGATTTTTAAGGTAAATGCTTATTCCGCAATTTATAATGCGGCTGGCATTTGTACTGGTTATGAAAAGATAACATATCCTAACTGTCAGGGTGTACCTGTTGCATTTAGTTCAGAAGATGGTGTATTCCGTGTTTCAGAATATACAATTAATTCTGCACCGAATACTGGCGAAGCTCCTTATGAAATTGAAATTGTAAGTGCATTACCTGAAGTGACAGTATAATATAATTGGAGGAAAATGTAAAATGGAAGAAAATATGTTAAAAGTAACCTCGATTGAGGATTTGAAAAGAATCAGTGAAGGGGAGTTGGTTCAGCTTCCTAATTTTTCTGAAAATGTACCTTTTGTTGCAAGATTAAAAAGGCCATCTATGTTGGCATTAATTAAGACAGGGAAGATACCAAATGAGTTGCTTGATGAAGCAAATGGTTTGTTTACAAATGGGGTTTCAAAAACAATTAATTCTTCACTTGACAAGGAAGTAATGATTAAGATGTTTGACCTATTTGAAACTATTTGTGAAGAATCTCTTGTTGAACCATCTTACAGAAGTCTTAAAGAAGCTGGTATTACATTAACTGATGAACAGCAGATGGCAATTTTTAGTTATACGCAAAGCGGGGTAAGAGCTCTCAAACCCTTTCGTCAGGAATGGTGAAGTTCTTAGAATAATAGGTATTTGTAAAATGCTGGATATGCACGTCCGCCCATCTCAAATAATGGGGATTGATGATGTATATACAGCATTTTGTTTTGATGAAGCTTGTGCATTAATTGTTACAAAACTTCAAGACAAGGAAATTCCTATAATTAAAGAAGAAAGCGAAGTAAATTATACAAAGCCATCTGATGTTTATAAAAAAATTCAGCAATAAGAAAGGAGGATTCTGATGGGCTTTTCTAGTGGAGGATTTGATGTAGGAACAGCTATTGCTTATTTGGATTTGAATACAATGGCCTTTAATCGGGCATTAGAAGAGTCCCAAAGAATGTTCCAAACATTTGCTGATGATTCAGCTACTGCTGCACAGAAGTGGCAAACAGTTGGTCAAAATCTTACTAATTTTGGCACTGGTCTTACACAAAATGTTACATTACCACTTGCAAATTTAGCACAAAGTGCAATACAATCCTATAGAGATTATGAATCTGCTTTTGCAGGTGTTAAGAAAACTGTTGAATTAACAGAGGATGATATGTCTAAACTTGGTGTAACTTGGGATGATCTTTCAAATATTATTGTTAAGATGGCCCAAAGAACAGCTAGTTCATCGGAAGAGATTGCAGGGGTAATGGAGATTGCAGGGCAGTTAGGTGTTCCTTTAGGGCAAGGCGGTAAAGATATTGAAAAGTTTACTGAAACAATGGTTATGTTAGGTGACTCCACAAATTTATCTGCTGCTGAAGCCGCTGATGCTCTTGCAAGATTTGAAAATATTACAGGTGGTAGTGTTGGAAATATTGACAGATTAGGTTCTGCTGTTGTATCATTGGGTAATAACTTTGCAACAAATGAAGATGAGATTGTTATGATGAGTACTCGTCTTGCTTCTGCTGGTACAATTGCAGGTTTGTCTGAAACTGAAATATTGGCATTAGCTACTGCAATGACATCTGTTGGTATTAAAGCTGAAGCTGGTGGTACTGCAATGTCCCAAACCTTATCAAAGGTTACTGAAATAATTGCACAAGCTACTGATACAACAAGCGCTGGTTCAGCTGAGGCTAGTGAGAAACTTAATTTGTTAGCTAAAACTGCAGGTATGACTTCTGATGAGTTTGTTAATACTTGGAGGGATGAACCTATAGAAGCCATTAGTGCTTTTATTGGTGGTTTAGGTAAGATGTCAGATAATGCTGAGGAGACAGTTTTAACTCTTGATGAATTGGGTTTTACTGGTATTAGACAAAGTAATATGTTAAGATCATTAGCATTGTCTTCTGAAAATATGGCATCTGCATTAGATGTTTCAAATAAAGCTTATGAAGAAAATACTGCTTTATCTGATGAGGCTAATAAAAGGTATGAAACAATGGATTCTAGAATTAATCAGTTAAATGAACGTTGGAAGGAAATGAAACGGGATTTAGCTGAAATACTTATTCCAATACTTGAACAATTAATGGATATTTTGGAAAAAGTTATTGATTGGTGGATGAGTCTTGATGAAGAAACTAAACAATCCATTGTAAACTTTGCATTGTTTTTGGCTGCATTAGGTCCTGTATTATCAATACTTGGAAATGTTGTTACTTTAATTAGCAATATAGTAAATGTTGTTAAAATGGTTAAAGGATTAGGTATAATAAAAGGATTGGGAAATGTAGTAACTGCTGTAAAAGGGGTTGTTACTAATATAGGATCAATAGGGGCAGTTATAAGTAAGGTTATTGAATTTATAGGTGGATTTATTTCAAAAATTAGTGGTATAGGTTTAGTAATTGGTGGGGCTATAACTGCTGTTAAGAATTTTGTTGATATGTGGAAAAATGGATGGAGTGCAATAAAAACAATACTTGAAGCATTAGGTATTGCATTAGCAACTATTGGAGCTATTTTATTGGGGGCACCTGCACTTATTGCTGCAATTGTAGCAGCTGTTGTTTTTGCATTATCACAAATAGTTATTTTAGTTAAAGATAATTGGGATGCTATTGTACAATTCTTTAAAGATGGTTGGGAAAATATAAAAGCTTTAGGAGCAACAATTTGGGAATCTATAAAATATTTCTTTAATGATATATTTGGTGGAGCAATAGAATTTCTTGGAAACTTATTTTCTTCTATTGGGGAGTTTATAGGAAATGTGCTTGGTATTATTGGTGAGTTCTTTTCAAATATTTGGGGCAAGATAGTTGTATTTTTCTCAGATACATGGAATAAAATAACTAGTTTCTTTTCTGATGTATGGGAAAAGATTTTTGCATTTCTATCTGACATTTGGGGTAAAGTTTCTGGATTCTTTTCTGATGTATGGAGTAAACTTGCTGAATTTGTTTCCAACATTGTAAGTAAAGTTGTTGGCTTTTTCTCTGATGTTACAAATAGGGTTGCTGAATTTATAACATCTGTTGTTTCCAAAGTTGTTGTATTTTTTGCTGATATTATATCAAAAATTGTATCAAATATATCAACTATTGTTTCCAAAGTTGTTGGTTTTTTCTCAGATATAATTGGCAGAGTTGCTTCGTTTATTTCTGATGTTCTTGGTAAGTTGGGTTCGTTTGCTGGAAATGTTTTACAAAAAGCTATAACAATTGGATCGAATTTACTTAATGGTATATGGGGTAAAATAAAAGAAATTCCTGGTAAAGTTAGTGGACTGTTTAATAATATACTGAATTTCTTATCCGGGTTGTATAACAAATTCTTTGGTTCTGGAAAAAATATGTTCCAAGGTTTATGGAATGGATTGAAATCTATTTGGGATTCTATATGGGGGTGGTTGCAAGGTATCTGGGATAAAGTTACTGGATTCTTTAGTAATCTTTGGGGAACTATTTCAGGTGGTGTTGGTTCCTTCTTTAATGGATCCCATGCAAATGGTTTAACATATGTTCCTTATAATGGTTATATTGCACAATTACACGAGGGTGAACGGGTATTGACAAAACAGGAGGCAAGGGATTATAATAATGATAAAGGTAGTAGTGGTGGTGGGGATATTTATAATTTCTATAACACGAAACCTGATCCATATGAGTATTCCCGTCAAATGAGGATTGCAAAAATAAAACAAAGTATGAATCAGGATTCACCGTCTGAAACATCACCAATTTATGTATAATAGTGAGGTGTGAGTAAATGATTTCAGGATTTATAATTGAAAATCTTACAACCCAAGAACAAGTTACAATGGGTTTAACCACTGATAATCAATATTTATATAAAGAAGGTGGTGTTAATTGGGGAAGTGTTCCTGCTACACATAACACTTATAATTATCCAAGACAAGTTGGTGTTTCTATTTCTTCAACAAAAATAAATACAAGGGACATATCAATAGAAGGTTATGTTTATTATATGTTAAATGATGATGAAAGAAAAACTGTTGAAAGAAATGGAATTGCTGAATATATTCATAGAAGAATTAAAGAAAAAAAGAAAGTGTTAAGTGATTTAATTAATCCTGACGATTACCTTAGATTGTATATCGGGGATTATTATATTGAAGGTAAACCTTCTAGCTCTATTGAATTTGGAAAGGATATGCAGGATAATAACGAATACTTTTGTAAATTTGCAATATTTATTTTTTGTGCTAATCCTATGTTTAAAAAATCAACGATTATTAGGACTACAATTGCAGGTAGTACACCTGCTTTCCATTTCCCAATGATATTTTCTAGAACCCAAAGAGGCATTATGAGTACAAGAGTTAATTATCTTATGTTAGCTGTACAAAATGAAGGTAATGTTGCAATAGGTGGTAGGATTATATTAAAAGCAAAAGGGGAGGTACTTAATCCAAGTATTGAAAATACAAATACAAAAGAAAAAATTGTTGTCAATAAAAAACTTGAATCTGGTGAGAAAGTTGTTATAAATACTGTAAAAGGTAAAGAACGTGGAATTACTGGTTTTTATAAAGGTGTTGAAAGAAGTTATCTTGAATATTGGAATTATGAAAATTCTTGGTTTGAATTTCAAAAAGGATTAACTATTGTTGGTTATTCAACTGAAAACTCATCTGAAAGTTTGCTTGATGTTTCTATTGAAATTAATCCAGAAAAATATGCACTGGAGGATATGTGATGAAACTTGAAATATTTAATCATGCAAATAGAACAAGAAATGATATTATTAGAACTTATACTTACGTGCAATACACGGAACAATTTAATGATGTTGGAAACTTTATATTAAGAGTTCCGTGGACTGATGAATCAATACTTTTTATTCAATATAATAATTACATTCTTTTTGATGATGGCATAATGGGTGTAATTAGAGCAATAAGTATTACAGAAGAAGAAGGAAATGAATTAGAAATTAGTGGTTATTTGCTCAATGGAATGTTGAGCAAAAGATCTTTTCTTTTAACTACCTCTTATTATGATACTATTTCAAATATTGCACGTAGCATGGTTACTGATCTTGTTATAAATCCAGAGAATATTGAAAGAAGAATTAAGTTTATTAAATTGTCAACTGATAGTAAATATAATCCTACATTTACAAATAAGATAAGAGTTCAAAATACTGGGGATAAGTTGAATGAAGTGATACAGGAAATGTTTATTACTGAAAATCTTGGTTATAAACTTTATCCTAATATTAAGAATTATAATCAATCAACTGGGGAGGGTTATAATTTTGAAAGTGCTGATTTTAGAATTATAAAACCAGCTGATAGATCAAATGGGAATACAGAAGGTAATGAGCCTGTTGTTTTTTCTTTTGAGTTAAATAATTTGCAGAAATTATTTTATGCTGAAGATGGTACTGATTATAATACAATTGCTATTGTTGCATCTGAAGGTGTTGGTACTTCCAGGAAAATAATTACAGTAGGGGATGAAACTTTTACAGGGGAGTTGAGAGATGAGTTATATGTAGATGCAAGGGATTTACAATCAGAAGATTCGGATGGCAATAAAATTACTGATGAACAGTTAGAGGAATTAATGATTCAAAGAGGTAATGAAAAACTTGAGGAACATCAAAAGTTTATTTCATTAACTGCAACAGTAATAACCCAGGAAACTAATTTTGAATATGGAAAGGATTTTTTTCTTGGGGATTTTGTTACTGTTATGAGTAAAACATTGAATAGAGAATTTAAACTTCAAATAACCGAAGCAATTAAAACAATATCTGAGGGTGTTGAACATTTAGATTTCTCTTTTGGTTATGATAAAGTTCAGGTAACTAAATTATTTAAGGGAGGAAAGGATTATGTCAGAAACAAGTGGGTTTTTTGAAGCACAATGGGATGATTCGTTAACTAATCCAATAACTGAAGAACAAACAGGGTGGTGGGATAGAGATTATTTGGCTTCACAATGGCAGGAATTTATGCAAATGTTTTTAGGGAATGGCGTTTTTGTTTCCCCTGTTAATCAGTGTAAAGTTATTCCTGGAACAGGTCTTACTGTTATTGTTACACCTGGGTGGGCATTTATTAATGGTTCTTGGTATCATAATAATGCAAACCTTGTAATTAATTTATCACCAAATACAACTTCTAGTTCTAGAATTGATTCAATCAAGTTAAGGTATTCTGATTCAACAAGATCAATTAATGCTTTAGGTTTTACAGGGGAAACAACATTAGTTAGAGGAGAATCAGTTTATGATTTGAAAATAGCGGAAGTCACCGTTCCTGTTGGAGCTGTTACAATAAGCGCTGCAAATATAACAGATACAAGATCAAATGAAAATGTATGTGGATTTGTTAAAGGACTTGTTGATGTTATTGATACAAATGACTTGTTTAGTCAGTTTGATGCAATTTTTAACAATTGGTTTGATACAGTTAAGGATCAGGTTACTGGTGATTTAGGAGCAAAACTTCAAATGGAATTTTATAATCTTAGCAATGATGTTGAGAATTATAAAAATACAGCTCAGTCATTGATTGAAAATTATGTTTATAATGATTATACATCTGAAGTAACAAATTTAACGTTTTCTAACAAAGTTTGTGAAGTGACTGATTCAAAGGTTACAGCAAATAGTTTGATTGATGTTTATTTTACTGCTGATACAATACAAGAAGCTGAGGATTGTAAAATTGTTGTGGATAGTGAAGCTGGTAAAATCAAGTTGACTGCCGAGAAGCAACCTAGTAAAACAATTAAGGCTGTATTTAGAGTGAGGGTGATATAATGAGAGGTAGAACGAATATTTTACAAAGATCTGGAACAGTTTCTATAAATGGTCAGGTTAAACAATATGAAGTTGCTACTGGCAATACAATTTCTGTTGGAGATTTTGTTAGTTTTACTAGAAATCTTGATGAACCTGTTGTTGTAATGGATTCGGAAAAGTTGAAATCTTTTCAAATTTATGTAAATGAAAGTATATTTTTGCAAAAAGTATTTTTAACCAATTCAGTAGTTGTAAGTATTGTAAATAACGGTGTTGTTAAAGATACTATAACTTTAGGTAAGAATGATGATGTTGTTTATTTGCAAACATTAGGGTTAGTTGTTGCAATAAATCCTACAGCTGGTACTACTTCAAATTGTAATGTTTATTCAATAAGTGATAGTTTTAAATTTGTTAATGTAAAAACTTTATCTTCAGGATTTGGTTATTGCCAGGAAAGAGTTTTTTCAGCAGGTAATAAGATAGTTATGTTTTATTCTGGTTCTTCAAGTTCAACAACTGCTTACCTTTATAGTGTTTCATTATCTGGGGAGATTACTTTAGTCAATTCATTTGCTTTAAATGGAAGTTATGTATTTACAACTTATGGTGTTTCTTATTTTAGTAATGGTATATTGAGTGTTTTGCATTATGGTACAAGTAGTGATACTAATTTAAAATTTTCCTATTTTAGTGTAACTGATGATAGTATTAGTTTAATTAATATGTCTAGTGTTGTAAGTAATTTAATTGGTGGTAATAAATATGAAAGAAGAGAACTTAGTAATGTAACTTATATTGATTCTGAAAATATTTGCTTTACTTATCAAAATAATACTTATGGAACTATAGTTGTTTTATCAAATGTTAGTTCAAATAAATTGGTGAATCGTATTGTTTCTGATGTTGTTGGTTATCCTGGGGATGGTGTTACTTCCGGTTACCCTAGAAGGGATAGTAGTTATTCTACTTCTTTAATACCAATTAGTGAAAGTAAGTTTTTAGCAATATCTGCGTCAATTTTTTATAATAATGATTTTTATACAAGTCAAGGGGTTGATAATTTAAATGAAAGTACGTTATTTTATTCAATATTTGAAGTTGTTGATGGAAATATTGTAAGAACTACTGATTGGTTACAATTATATAGCTGGAATGAAATTAAACTTTTTAAATATAGCAATCGTTATTACAATGTCCCTGTTTTATTCTTGCCATCTCTATTTTATTTTTATAAAGATGGAGATAATTATAAGTTATACTTTGGTATAACCCAAGGAAAGACAACTGTTACCACTGTTATATATTATGACCTATATTCAATTGTTAATTTGAATTTTAAGTTTAAAAATGATGTAGTAGGGGATGTTACTAATAAAGTTATGTCTTATAATGGAGGTGCATTAGGATTTGCTAAAACTGGTGGATCAGCTGGGGAAACTATCGAAGTATATGTTCCATATGAAAGTTAAAAAATGTTTACAAAATGCAAATGTGTGTTATAATAAAAATATGGAAGGAGGATGTGTATGAATGTAATTTCTTTAATTGGTTGTATTGTAGGAATTATTGGTTGTGTAATTGGTGTTGCTACATTTGTTTCAGCACAAATAACTAGGGCAAAACAAGATGGAATTTCAATTGCAAAGTTAGACCAATGTGTAAAAGGGATTGAAGAAATTAAAAATAATATGAAAGAAAAGAACCATGAAATTGATATTGTAATTGATGAACACTCAAAAGCTATTACAAAGTTACAAACAGAAATGAAAACAGTATTTAAAAATTTGAACATGGATCATTAGGAGGAAGGTGTAAAATTGAATGGGGAAATTGAAACCATTGAACAAATTGAGGTTACAAATAAATTACTTTTTGACATGGTTAAAAATCAGAAAGAAAGTTCAAAAAGTTTATTTAGAGTTTTTATTATAACTGTTTGTTGTTTTACTGTTTTGCTTGTATCTTTAATTATTGGATTCTTCTATTATGAAAGCCAATTTGAAGTAACTGATAAGGTTACTACTAAGACTATAACCCAAGAAGTTTCTGGTAGTGATTCAGCTATTAACAATGTTGAGGGCGATCAATATAACGATAATGCTGTTCATAATCAAAAATAAGGGAGGTGTTTTATATGCCTGCGAAACAAACAATAGTTGTTACAACAAGAACGAGGACAAGGACTAAGAAAAGTAATAGTAAATATAAAAGTTCAAATAAAAGAGGTAATCAGAAAAGATGCCCTTCATGTGGGAGGTATATGTGAATGGGTAATCATTTAGATATAAAGCATAAAATCCAAAAGATTGATAAAAGATCCACGTTTGATGAAATATTGAATGAATCAATGTTAAATGATAAAGAAAAGCAACTGCTAACATTGTATTATGTAAATGGTAAAACTCTTGATTATATTGCTGATACAATGGGTTACTCATTAGCAAGTGCTAAGAAAATTTATAAAAGAGCTTTGCAGAAAATTGAGTCGTTACTATAAGTTAATGCTTGTAGTAATGGCTCTTTTTATTTTATATTAATTCTATACTTTTTATTATCTTTAAATATCTTAATTCTACTCTAGTACCCAATGTTATGATTTATAATGTAATTATAAAAAGGAGGAGGTGTTATGTACCAAGTTATAGTTACAGATGATTTTATAAATCTAATGAAAGAACTTCCAATAAAGTACTTAGCTATTCTTACAAAATCATTCTTGTCAATAAATAAAGTCGAAGAAAATATTCCAGTTGAAAATAGAGAGTTTATAGTTGATTTATTAGAACAAATTAAAAATCAAGAAATAGAATAGGAGGAATAGATATGGCAGGTTATCCACCTTATAATCCATATGCTTATGCACAACAAGTAAATCCTTATGAACAAATGAGAAATAATTTTCAAATGCAACAGAATCAATATCAGCAACCATATGTACAACAGGTTGCTCCACAAAATAACTTTTTAAAAGTGGTTGAAGGAATTGAATCTGTTAATGTTGCTGATGTTCCAGTAGATGGTAATCCTTATTATTTTATTAAACCTGATGGTTCTGCTATTTATGCAAAGAGATGGTTGCCAGATTGTACAACAAGGGTTGTAACATATTTACCTGTTGAAAATAAACAGGGAGTTGTAGAACAAAAAGAAAATTCTTTAAATGATGAGTTAATGAATCGGTTTAATATGTTGGAGGAAAAGATTGATAATATAAGTAAGATGTTTTCTTCAAATAATAAACCTGTTGTTAAGAATAATAAAAAGGAGGAAGTTAATAATGATGCTAAATCCAATTAATGTAATTTTGAATAAAATGTTAAGTGATCCTAGAATTAATAGTAATGAGGTTGCTCAAAATGCTGTTAGCCTTTTAAGGAAAGGTGATAGTAGAGGATTGCAGCAAATGGCTGAAAATCTTTGCCAACAGAAAGGTGTTACAGCAGAGGAAGTTAAACAAAAGATTTTAAGTTCATTTGGTTTTTAAGAAATAGAACCATGGAGTGCACACTTGGTTTTATAATAAATAATAAGGAGGAAAAGAATTATGTTTGCTAACAGTCCAAGTTTAGCCGACATTGCTGCTGTTACTGGTAATAACCGTAACAATGATGGAATGTTTGGCGGTGATGGTTGGTGGGCCATTATTATCTTCGCTCTGATTTTTGGTTGGGGTGGATTTGGAAATGGATTTGGTGGTTATGGAAATGGGAATGGAGGTGGCTATGTTGCTACTGCTGCTACTCAGGCAGATATCCAGAGAGGTTTTGATAACTCCACAGTTCTTTCTAAATTAGATGGTATTAACAATGGATTGTGTGATGGCTTTTATGCTGTTAATACAAGTCTTATGAATGGCTTCCATGGAGTTGATAATGCTATCTGTAACTTAGGTTACCAGACACAGCAGGGATTCAATACAACAAATGTTGCTTTAATGCAGGGACAGAATGCTTTACAGGCACAGCTGGCTGATTGTTGCTGCCAGAACAGGGAAGCTATTGCCCAGGTAAGATATGATATGGCACAGGATACTTGTGCTTTACAGAATACTATGAATAGTAATACAAGGGATATTATTGATAGTCAGAATGCAGGTACACGTGCTATTCTTGATTATCTGTGCCAGGAGAAGATTTCTTCCTTACAGGCAGAAAATAACTCTTTAAGACTTGCTGCTTCCCAGGATCGTCAGAGTGCATTGCTTACAACTGCAATGACAGCTCAGACACAGCAGATAATTAATTCTGTTAACCCTTCTGCAATTCCTGCTTATGTTGTTCCTAACCCGAACGCTTATGCTTATGGTAATTGTTGCAGTGGATGTAATTAATGTCTGATAATAGTAAGCAGTTATCTTGGTTAGATTTGTTAAATGTTTTATCTATGATATTACAGGTTGAAAGTTATGAACAAAATTTAAAACAAACATCTAATGATGATTTATTAAATGAACTTCAGAAACAAGATCAAGAATATCTTGATAAAATATTAGATAATCAAAACAAGATAATAAATTTATTAAATGACATTGTAAGTAAACTCACCAATTAGGTTGATTTAATTAAAGACGAAGTGGGTTTATTATTGAATCTGCTTCGTCTTTTTATTAGGAGGATAAATTTATGGCTTGTAAAAATGTTTGTAAGTTATGTGATAATTTTGTTATATCACAAGGTGTAACTTTTACAGGTGGAAATTTAGTTATAAATTTGCCAGCTGGAAGTTATTCAAATAATAGGAAGGTTTGTATTGTTATTACTCAGTCAATTCCAGATGCAACTACAATAAATGCCCCTGTATATGTTACAATTGGTTCTGGCACACAATTATATCCACTTGTTAAAAGAAATTGTAGACAAGTAACTGCTTGTGGAATTAGAACAAGGACCAGATATAGTACTTGTGTTGAAACAACTTCAACAGGAGGTTTGTTTAAAATGTTAGGAGATCCTTGTTGCTCCCCTAATAATAATCTTGCTTCTATAAACGGAACAGCCCCTGTTGTAGCAACTTCTAATGATGTTGAAGTACAATCTGTAAAAGGAGGTAAGTAATTATGCATATTAAAAGAATCCACGAAATGGTTGAATGTTTGACAAAGATTGCAGATGAAGAGTTAAGCAAGGGTGCAGAATGTGTTGATACACAAGAAATGGGAGAAGTCATAGATATGATTAAAGATTTATGTCAGGCTGAGTACCATGCAAGAATTAGTAAAGCAATGGAATGTGAAGAGGAAGAAGAGGAGTTTGAGGAAAAATATTTAATTGCTTTACTTAAAGAAGAATATGGGGAGGATGATTACCGTAAATTCTATGACCGTTATCGTTATGAGAATGGAAGGTTTGCTCCAAAAGGTAAAGGCCGTAGAATGGGTTGGGAACCTATGAGGGATGAACCTCCGTATAAACACATGGCTATGAATCGTGATTTTGATATGGATGATTATGGAAGAATGTATTCTGGTCAGAAAACATCAAAATATGGCTACAGTCATGATGAGTATATGAAGGAGAAACAGATGCATCCGGGAATGGATGAAGCAAGCAAGAGAATGAGGATGGATAAACTTGATGAATATATTTCTTCACTTGTTGATATGAGTAAAGATATTGTTCATGGAATGTCCCCAGAAGAAAAACAGAATTGGAAAACAGGTATCACAAAATTACTTAATGTTTAAGAAAGGAAGGGAGCTGAAATATGCTCCCTATTTTTAAATATGAAAATAAATATAAATGGATATAATTGGGATGTGGTATATACTTCTGATCTTAATAATTTAAAACGTTCTGATGGTGTTATTACTTTAGGTGTTACTGATATTAATCTTATGTGTATATTCATTTATTCTAATCTTGATGATTATATGCGTTCTAAAGTATTAATCCATGAATTAACCCATGCTTATATGTTTTCATATAATTATTATATTCCATTAGATCAGGAGGAATTTATATGTAGCTTTGTTGAAAATTATGCTAGGGATATATTGTATCATTGTGATTATATCCTATATAATTATTATGCCAGTAGAATGCCTCTATAATCCCCATATTGACATTGTTTTATTAATATGATACAATTAACCCATAAAAACATGAAACTGCCTGTATGAGGCAAATACGTTGTTATGTTTGAAAACTTTTTTAAAATTGCCTATTGACATATGAAATTTCGTATGTTATAATGTAACTACAATAAACAAATAACTTATTCTGATATAAAAATGTAATGCAAAACAAGATTGTAATGAAACATAAAACAACATGAAGTATAAAATATATGACTTAAAAATTTTTAAATAAAAGGAATTAACAGAAATGTTACATCAGCAAGTGTTTGTGAATGAAATACAGATTATATGTTTTATTTACAATCCGTGCAAATTGTAAGTACTCATATAATCTGTATTGTTTTTATAAATATTGGGGTATCGCCAAAAGGTAAGGCACAGGATTTTGATTCCTGTATTGTTGGTTCGATTCCAATTATCCCAGCTTCCAGAGTTGTTCTGGTATAGCCAATAAGGCACAAAATCAAAAGGAGGTCATATGATATGACAAAAATTGAACTTTTAGGTTTACCAAAAAAGGATATTGCCAATATGTGCAAGGAAGCTGGCTTACCTCGTTACAAGGGAAAGTCTGAATTAACAAAGGAAGAAATGATCGACAATCTGTTAGCTAATGTTGAATTTGTTGATGAAAGCTATACAGGTGATGATGCCATTGTTGTTAAGCAGGAAGAGGACAAAACCGAAAAGGTTGAGGATCCTGTTGGTGTTGAAGAAAATGTTGAAGAACCTGAACCTTGGATTATGAAGGATAGATCTGATTTGATTGAAAAGGCTGAGGTTGGAACATTAATTGCATTTTACGATGAAAAGGGAAAGCCTAGAACAGCAGCTCTTGTAAATCGTTCCTCGAAGAAAAAGGTTGTTAAGCTTGTAACCGAATTTGAAAGAGAATTTATTGTGCCTTATGATAACGTGATTTGGATTAAGAAAGGAAACAGATGGCCACGTGGGGTATATAATCTGTTGAAGGGTTACAAGACAAATGGAGTTAAAGAAACCGAAAACAAGTAAGCAACAGGATGAAAAGGTTAGAGTTTATGTTTCTGAGTTAAACAAATTGCAAAATGACTTTAAAGAATATGAAAAACAGTTTAAAGAAAAGAAAGAAAAATTGCAAACTAAGATAAGAAATTATATGTATATAAATGGGTTTACAAACTTTCGATTCAGTAATCTGGATGGTAATGTTGTTAAAGTTGCAAATGTTAAGCAAAGAAAAGTTGACTTTGACATTGAACTGTTAAAAGAAAGACTTGATAGAGATATATTAAAACAAATTATTATTAAGACTTATACCATTGAAGATTTTGAAGGCTTGAAAAAGTATTTGAAATCATGTGGTGTTGATCCAAAGAAGTTTGTAAAGTATTTATCCATTAATGAGGTTGTAGATCAAAAGAAGATCAATGAACTTTCTGAGTTGGGTGAAATAACTTCAAAGGATTTAAAAGGATGTTATACTGTAACTGAAAGTGTTGGTTATATTCGTATAACAGAATCAGAAAATTTGGAAGCTGAGGAATAAGTTATGCAGGAAATAAAGGAAGGGAAGCCATTTGTATATGAATGTGGTGGAAAAGAATTAGCCAAGGTTTTATATTATTATGGTTATGTTCCTGACGTTTCCTCTAGTGAATACAAAATAGTTTGTCCTTTTCATGGTGACGTTAATCCAAGTATGATGGTTGACTTAGAGAAAGGTACATTCTTCTGTTTTGGTTGCAATGCTTCTGGGGATGCTTTTCGATTTGTTGAATTGATGAATAAGAAACTTAATACATTACAAGTAATGTTGAAGTTTTTAAAAATTTTAAAATCCGACAAGGTAAGTAAGATAGATTTTTCTAAACGTAGAAGAAAAACAAAAAAGGAAAGCCAAGAGCTTTATAATATTGCACATGATTACTATTATGGATTATCAAAAGTTGACTGGGTTAAAGATAAATCCGCTGATGTTGTTGAATCAAAGAAGTATATGAGGAAACGGGGGTTTATACCTAGAACTTTAAATGAAGTTGGAGCAAAGATAACATATAATAGGCAGTATCAAATAATTTTTCCAATGTATGACAATGATACTTTTAAAGGTTGGGTTTGTAGAACAACACTTCCAGAGGTTGAGAAGAAACGTAAATACTTATACAATGAAGGATTTATGCGAAGAAATACATTGGTTGGAAATTATGAAGGCTGGGAATTTGTGTTTGTTGTTGAAGGATATATGGATAGACTTAAATTTATCCAATATGGAGTTCCTAATGTTGTGGCAATTCTAGGTTGGAAAATGTCAAAGGAGCAGGAATCAAAGTTAAAGAAAGCTGGTGTTAAATACATCATAAGTGCTTTGGATAATGATGAATGTGGAAGAAAAGGAACGGAGTATTTAAAAAGTATTTTTAGGAATGTTACCAGATTCTGTTACTTAAAAGGTATAAAGGATCCCGGGGAAATGTCAGAAGATCTTTTTAATAGGATGTATGACAAAACAATAAGTAAATACGCACAAGATAGGCGAAAGCGGTAGTCAATACTTACCCATAATCAAAGAGTATGATCCTAGACGTTACATTTGTAAAGGCGGTAGCGAATCAGGAAAAGAGATCAAATGGTATGAGGGTCAAAGACAATTAATCCGTAGCCTGGTAGTTGCATTGGAAAGGAAATGAAAATGGGATTATTAGATAAGATTAAGGCAGATGCCCAGAAGTCGGGGCAGAATAAAGGAAAGTTTATTTTCTTTAAAGAGGGGGAGAAGAAACGTATTCATTTCTTAAGTGATATGGAAGATGGCATTGAGGTTGTTTTCCATGACAGTTTTGAATTGGGAATAAATGTTCCGTGTCAGGAAATTTTTAGAAGAGAATGTCCTTATTGTGAAGAGGATGATTTAAGAACCCGATCCCAGTATGCTTGGTCTGTTTGGGATTACGAAGCAAAAGAAGTTAAGATCTTTATGTTCCCTATGAATAACTGCTCCCCATTAGGTGCTGTTGCTGCAATGTATGATACATACCATACATTACTTGATCGTGATTATGTTATCAGTGTTCAGGGAAAGCAGCAGAATAAAACCTACTCTGTTGTACCTATGGATAAGAGCAAATTTAGGAATGAAAAGGCAAAGCCATTATCGAAACAGAAGTTTTTAGACATTCTGGATAAAGCATACCCTGATGAATTGTCAAAGTCTAGGAATGACGATGATGATGAAAAGCATAAGAAGTCAAAGAAGAGAAAAGAGGAACCTGAAGAGCAGGATTATTATGAAATGTCAGCAAAGGAGTTATATAATCTTTGTGAGGATCGTGGCATTGAAGCTGAGCCAAAAATGAAACCCAAGTATTATATTGATTTATTGGAAGAGTATGATGAGGAAAATGAATCAAGTGATGATTGGGATGAGGATAATAGTTCTGATGAGGAAGATTACTCTGATATGAGTGCAAAAGAGTTATTCAATCTTTGTAAGAAACGGGATATTGAAGCTCTTCCGAAGAAGCCTGAAAAGTACTACATCAATCTTCTTAAAGAGAATGATAAGGCCCATGATGATTGGGAAGAGGATGATGAAGATTCAGACGATGATTGGGATGAGTAGACAAATTGGGAAGACATAGTTCTTCCCATTTGAATTTTATTGGAGGTTGAAGAAATGAAGAAAAACATTGTAGTGTTTGGTTGTGATAATACAGGAAAGACTACACTTGCACAAAAGATTGCTTTTAAATTAGGAGGTCAATATGTAAAAAGTTTAGGACCTAATAGAACAAAGAATGAACAGTTAGATTTCATGTTTGAAAATTTAAACTCTGACGGTATAAAGGTATTTGATCGTTTCCCGATAATTGAGGAGAGTACAAGTGGTGTTGTTTTAAGAGGCCATGATAATTTCCAAACGTGGCGTGAGCAGGAAATGGATTTGCTTAGCAAAGTTGATGTTTTTATTTTCTGTAATCCTGGTTTATTTAACACATTAAATTGGGGGGAACGGGAACAACTTGTAGGTGTAAAAGATCATGCACTGGAGTTAATTAATAAGTATAATGAAATTGCAGTTCTTTTGCAGGATTATTATCATAATGTAATTGAGCATAATTATATAACTGATCCTATTGGAAGTTTTTTTATTAGTGATTTAAAAGTTAAATTGGGGGTATAACAGAATGAATATTACTCATGCGGTTGAAGAAAAAATTGAAGGTGACAAGTTAGAAGCAATATTTGAAAGACAAAAAAGTTTAATGTTTAAGTACCATGATATTGAGAAGAAAAGTGGTTTACTACAAACAGAAGATTGTCCTGTTAATCTTGATGATAAAAGGGGCCAGGCAAGAATTAAGGATTTCTCATGGAGAGTAATGGAAGAAGTTGGGGAAGCACTTGATGCAAGAGAAAATGGGGACAGGGAACATTTTTGTGAAGAATTGATTGATGGTTTACATTTTCTTACTGAATTAACAATTCTTGCAGGATATGAACCGAAAGATATTTGTTGGGAAGAACCGAAGCAGATGGATATGCTTGATTACATGGTTATGAATGTTGAGGATGTTATGGACAATGATGGTATTAACAAGTATGTTGCAAACTTGGTAATGGATTTGGGTATGATGTGTAACTGCTTGAAGAATAAACCATGGAAGCAGACAAACATGATTACCGATAAGGAACATTTCCATAATAAACTTTGTTTTGTTTGGAATGATTATATTCAGCTTTTAAGTACACAAATGAACGCAACTGAAATCGCAATGGTTTACTTAAAGAAGTCCCAGGTAAATAAGTTTAGACAGAGGTCAGGGTATTGAAGGTAAGGAAGTATAAAGATTTTGATGAAATGTTTTTAAAACTTAATCAGGAGATAGTAACTAATCCTTGGGAAATGTTAGATTACTCTAATGGTATATTAGGTTACATGGATAATGTTTTTATTGCTTGTAAAAACTGGGATTGCAATTTGGATTTAGGAAAGTTTGGATATAAGAAAAATAAGTGGGGACATTTGTTGAGAACTTATATAAATTATGAAGAACTTCTTAAATTCCATGAAAGATTGAAAACAGCATCTGGATTAAGTTTGACATTTTATTTTAATCAAAAGAAAGTTAATAATGGTTCTTGTTTATTGGCAATTGTTTTATCAAGAAAAGATAGAAATAAGGATTGGGATAAGTGCAATGTTATTTACAGAACAACAGAAACCCAAAGAAGAATGGCTGCTGATCTTTGTTTGATAAATAGTTTTATAAGGGAATTGCCTGAATGTTGTAAAATTGAAAGAGTTACTTTTTACATGGCTCAATCTTATATTTCAGCAATGGTGATTAATGGTTATTTTGATTATTTTGGGATTGATATGAGTACTCTTGATAAAACACATTCTTGGATTAAAAATTTGGTTAATCAACATGACCATAATTTTATTAAAGGGGCAAGAATTACAACATATCAATCAATGGCTAAAATGCAGAGAATGGCATTGGGCATGGATGAATATCCACAATTGCTTTGCAAGGATTTGTCAATAAAGGAACATTTTGAAAGTAAAATGAAAAAGGAGAAAAAATAAAATGAGAATTTATATTAACTGGGAAGAAGCTTACGAGGAAATAAAAAGGGATCTTGCTGAAATGGGAATCCTTGTAAAACCTAAAACAATGCAGGATAAGGTTGTAGAAGGAAACCCTGATTATGAAACAATGGAGTTGCAGAATTATTGTTATACAATTCTTAATGCAAAATCCAAAGATGTTACTGGGGTAATTCAACCTTGGGCTGATGCAGAATTTATGGAAAGAATTTGCAATCCGTTTGCATCAAAAGAATTTACAGGTTGCCTTGATAAACCCGAATTTATTAATCCTGGGGAAGCATGGAAGTTAAGAAAAGATGTCTGGACCGAGTATATGCATGATGGAAAGATGGCTTATACTTACAATGAAAGAATCTGGCGTAATGAACAGCTTACAAAGATTATTGAAAGATTAAAGCAGGACCATGATTCAAGACAGTTATGGTTGAGTATCTGGGATCTTAATGAGGATGTTGATAAGCTAGGTGGTGTTTCCCGTGTTCCTTGTTCATTAGGTTATAACTTCCAATTCCGGGATGGTAAACTTAACATTCATTATGTTATGCGTAGCTGTGATTTCAATACACATTTTGTTAATGATGTGTACTTAGGAATTAAACTGTTGGAATATGTTGCTGAAAAATGTGAAATGGAAGTAGGTAATTTCACCCATACAATGTTTTCCTTGCACGTTTATAAAAAAGATGTTGCAAATGTGTTTTAAGTATGTTATAATTAAATAAAACGAATAGGATAGGATGGTTTAATACCATCCTTCCTTAGTATTAAAAGGAGGACAAATAAATGCTTGATTTGCACCGCCATGATGAGTATTCTACATTTGATGGATTTGGGAAGGCAACGGAGTTAGCAAAGTTAGCAAAGGAATTAGGTCATACTGCATTAGGTATTTCAAACCATGGAAATACAAATGGTTTAGTTCAACATTATTTAGCTTGTAAGGATGTGGGTATTAAACCTGTATTAGGAGTTGAAGGTTATTTCCTGCCTACATACAAAGAACAAAATAGAGGTTACCATTTATGTTTGTTTGCTAAAAATCATAAGGGTTATAGAAATATAAATATAATTCAGTATGAAGGTGAAAAACAAAAGTATTACAATCCGATATGGACTTTTGAATTGTTAGAAAAATACCATGAAGGAGTTATTTGTACTTCTGCTTGTATTGCAGGATATTTAGCACAATGCTTAAAGGATGATAAAATAAAACTTGCTGAAAAGTTTGTTAAAAAAATGGTTAGTATTTTTGGTGATGATTTTTATATTGAAATACAACCATATAAAATTTCTGAAAAAGGTTTGCAAGAAAGTGTTAATGTTAAAGCAATTAAACTTGCAAAGAAAATGAATGTTAAGTGTATTATGACATCTGATAGTCATAGAGGTGCTAAGGATGATTTTGATACTTATCTGAAAATGCATGAAATAGCAGGGCATGATCTTGAACATATTGAAGATACATATAAAGAACGTTATATGCCAACAGAGGAAGAGTTTATTAGTAGATTTGTCAAGATGCATAAAAATGATTTTGGAAATGAAACAAGAAAGATTGCTTTGAAAATGATTTCAAATCTTGATGAAATTGAAGAAAAGGTTGATGATGATATTTTTAAAGATCTGGAAGAATTACTTCCAAAGTTTAGTTCTGATTCGGATGCCTTAATCAAAAAGAAAATTAAAGAAGGATTGGAAAGTAAAGGTAAATGGACTAAGAAACATCCTGAAACTGGATTAAATTATATTCAGCGTGTTAAGGATGAGTACCATGTAATTAACACGTTAGGATTCCATGATTACTTCCTTATTGTTGCAGATTATGTTAATTGGGCAAAATCAAATGGCATTAATGTAGGACCAGGAAGAGGATCATGTTGTAACTGTTTGATTGCTTATGCATTAGGTATCACAGAAGTTGATAGTTTGTTGTTCGGTTTGGATTTTAGAAGATTCTTACGTGAAGATAAAAAGAAACTTCCTGATATTGATATGGACTTTGAAACATCAAGAAGACATGAAGTGATTGAATATGTTATTAATAAATACAAAGGAAAGACTGCACGTATTGCTTCATATGGTTTGTATAAAGTTGATAACTTAATTAATGATCTTGCAAAGGTTTGTGGTTTGCCAACTGATAAGGAAGTAGATGAGGAAGAGGTTAAACAAAATAAAGCAGAGATTGCAAAAATTAAATCATTGTGTAATAGATACATTGATGAAAATGCAAACTTAGATAAAGCAGGTTTGTTATCTGATAGTGAAACTATTATGTATAATAAACAGTATGATAACATAATTAAACATTTTTCTAAATTGTATTTTAAAATGAGGTTTATTGGAACTCATGCAGCTGGTGTTGCTGTTACAGGAGGAGATATTCTTGATTATACTTCATTAAGAATTGATAAGAATGGGGATATATATACAAACTATGATCTGAACGATATGGAAAATATTCATGTTATTAAGTTTGATATGTTAGGCCTTGGAACAATGGAGGAAATTGGGGAGTTAAGAGAATCAACTGGAATTAGAGTTGTTTATGATGAAGTTGCAAAAGATAAAAAGGTAATTGAACAATTTGGTTTAGGAAATACAAATGGTATTTTCCAGTTTGATAAAAAAGCTGCAAGGGATATTCTTGTTAATATTGGAACGGATTGTTTTGATGATATAGTTGCAGCAAATGCTATGAATAGGCCTGGCCCTTTAAGTTTGAAAATGCCACAAGCATATGCAAAAAATAAAAAGGATATTGAAGAATCAAGAAAAAGTTTATATTATAAGTATACAAAGGAATCTTATGGAACTGTTATATATCAGGAGCAGATTCAGCAAATATGTGTTTATATAGGTGGTATGACATGGGGTGATGCAGATAAAGTAATGAAAATGATTGGGGGACAGTCACAATCTGCTGATGCCGTTGCTGAATTTGAAAAGAATAAAAAAGAACTGCATGATAAGTTTGTAAGTGGTGCAATGAAAAATGGATTGACTAAAAAGCAAGCAGAAGAAATGTTTGAGGTTATGTTGGTTTATTCATTTAACAAAGGCCATGCTTGTGGATATTCCCTTGTAGCTGTTGAAGAAATGTTTTATAAGGTTTATTATCCAATTCAATTTTGGTTTGGCAAAATTAAGTATGCACCAAACGAAGATATGTATGATAAGTATTGCAGTTATGCTTCCAAAGATGGTTGTGTTATTTTCTTGCCACATATCAATTATTCTGATGTTAAAACAAAGATTAGAAAAGTTGATGGTGAATATTGTTTACAACGTGGTATTTCAGAACTAAAAGGTGTAGGCGAAAAAGCTGCAGTTGAAATTGTGGCTGAAAGAAAACGACATGGAATATTTACTTCATATGATAACTTCTATGACCGTTGTAAATCAAGAGTTGTTAATTTGCGTGTACTTAAAATAATAAAGGAACAAGGTGCTGGTGAATTTAATAAAAAGACTTATATAAGTCGTGTAACAAAATATAACAGTGCATTGCTTAGTAGAACTATTAAGTAGGAGGTACCATGTTAAAGCTGATAAAACTTTGGAGTGTTCATTACCAAACTTTAGAACGTGGGGAAGCAAAAGCTTTGTTTTATACTTATGTTAATAAAGATCAAGGATTGACCCTTTATATTATTAAGAATAAATTAATGGGTATTAATAAGAAAGTTAGTAAACTTGAAGGTAATGATTACTTCAAAGAAATATTAGCTAATTATAGAAATGTTAAGGTTAATAAAATAATTGATGAAACTTTAGAAAAATAATTGTTTACAAAAAGAAATAAATGTGGTATAATGTAAATAAATAAAAAAACCGAGGAGGTATTAAAAATGATTGAAGTAAAAGACCATCCTGAAATGGAGGAATATTTGATGGTTGAACGGGCAAAAAGAAATATGTCAAAATTTGAGGAAAGTGAAATTAAAACAAGGATTTCTGCAATGGAAAAGGAAGAGCTTGTATTTGCAATTAAATACTTTCCTACTGAGGTTATTCAGAATGAATTGACAAGACGTATGCAAAAAGCAAAAAGACTTGATGCAAAGATCAAGGAATTATACAAGGAGGCTCAGGAAGTATGAGGATGTGGCATAAAAGTTTAATTGATGTTTTACCAGATAAACAGTTGATTGCACAGTGGAGAGAGTTATGTGCAATAGTTGGTAGCATTAAAAAGAATGGTACCCCAAACCATTTACTTGTTAATAAAGTAATGTGGTATAATAAATCTCACTTCTATAATTATTGCTGTTTAGTTTGTAATGAAATGTTTAACAGAGGATTTGAGCCAACAGACGAATCAAGGAATAAGATTTTGGAATATGTTAGTGATGAAGAGAGGCAGGTAGGATCCTCAATCAGTATTGTAGAATTATATCAATCCTGGATGAATGATCGTTACCTGCTTCAGTGTTTTTATAATCTTCAAGAGAAATTTGATTGTGGGGGTATTGATCCTAATGAATGGAAGTGGATTGTTGAAAAAGTAAAAAAACAAGGCTTTGAGTGGGAGGTAAAGCTTTGATGTATATGAAAGATATAATTGATATGAACCGAAATGAATTGTTAAATGAAGCAGGTTTATTTATGTTGATTTTTGAAAACAAATATCTTGGTATTACTTATGATATTGAAGATGGAAGAGTTTCAAGAAGTTATAAAAATATAATGGAAGAGGTGTGTGTTTAATGCCAAAAACAAATAAGGAAGGAATTATCAAATTATGTAATGAAATAAATAAAAAGGAAGGGGAGGGATCTATTTATACAATAGGTTCAAAACATTCTAATTTAAAAATAAATAGATTTTCAACAGGAATAGAAGATCTTGATAAAATTATTGGGGGTGGTATTCCAGAAGGAAGGGTTGTTGAAATATTTGGATCAGAAGGGTCTGGGAAAACAACGTTGCTTTATCATTTATGTGGATTGCAGGATATTTGTTTAGATATTCCAATTGAAGGGACGTTTGATTCCGAACGTGCTAAGATATTTGGAAATAGACCGAAACAGATGTTGGTATATCGTGCAAAATATGGGGAAGATGCTTTTAATAAAACAATCAAGTTTGCAAAACTAGGAACACCTTTAATTGGTATTGATTCTGTCCCATCAATGGTCCCAAAGGAAGATGTTGAAAAGGTTATGAAATCTGCTGATAAGGATTCTATTGAGGAACAAAGAATTGGTGGTGTTGCTAGGTTAATGAATAAGTACTTACCACCTATTGAGGAAATAATTGAAGTAACAGGAACAACGATTATCTTTGTTAATCAGGTACGTGATAAAATGCAAGCAATGTTATTCGGGGATAAAACTGATACTCCTGGTGGTAGAAAATTAAAACACGCTTGTTCATTAAGAATACAGGTTGCAAGAAGGGATTGGATTAAAATTCCAAACAAGAACCCAGCTAATTCTGCAAAAGACGAAGTGATTGGTTTTATTATGAAATGTAAGGTGGTAAAATCAAAGGTATGTAACCCATTAGGGGAATGTGAAATTCCATGCTTCTTTGATCGTGGTTTTGTTTCTTTTGAGGATGTTGATTCAATCCGTAAGGAGATAATGAGGAAGCGTGCTGAAGAGTTTGGTAAACGGGTTCCAAAAGAATTTATGGAGGATGAATATGAAGATTAGTGCTAAAGTTATTATTTTAGGAAGTTCCTGGGATGTTAAGCTAAGAAGTAAAAAAGAAGATGAGTATTTAGTAAATGCAGACGGATATTGTGATAAGACTATGAACTTAATTGTTGTTAAAACAAATGATGAAAATGATTCTCTTGGAAATTGGGAAGAGTATATGAGAAAAGTTTTAAGGCATGAGTTGATTCATGCATTCTTATTTGAATCTGGTTTACATGAGGAATTTATGCACCCAGGAAGAGGGCATGATGAAGCATATGTTGATTGGTTTGCTGTTCAAATGCTAAAAATAAAAACTGCTTACGATTGTGTATTGGCACAATTAGAATTATAGTGGTATGATGAGAAGGAGGAAAGTGAAGATGACGTGTTATAATTTTATTAATCAAGTAAAAAAATGGTTGAGGATTTTAGAATAAAAAATGAATGTGATCCAAATGTAATTATTATTAAGGATTTTATTTGGGAAATATTAAAAGAAACAATTGTAAAACAATTTTCTGTTGTAAATATTGACAAGGAAATTGAAATTGACTTTGAAATTGATATTACAAAAATAAAGATATGTGGATTAAGTTTGGTTGTTGTTGATGAAGGGATGTATAAATTTATAGATTGGGATTTTACAGTTGGTATGCTTGATTCATATTATCAAAGATCTATTAAGGATAGAAAGGGTGATGAGTATGCGGAGGGTTGTGAAAACAAAATGCAGGATTAAAAGATATTCTATATATAATGTTGCACCAACTAATTTTTCAGCTATTTTTATAGAGTGTAAGCCACAACAAATATGGGGATATGTAAAGTTTGAGGATAAGGTAGATTTGATTAGGGACAATGTTAGTATGTATATTTCAATATCTGATTTTGAAGAAAATTGGGAGGTTATTGATGATGGGAAGAATGAGTAAGAAGGATTATTATTTAGGTATTGCATTAGCTGTTTCAAAACGATCCCCATGTTTAAGAAGACGTTATGGTTGTATCATTGTAAAGAATGATGAGATAATTGCAACTGGGTATAATGGATCACCAAGAGGTGAGTTGAATTGTTGTGATTGTTACGAGGAATGTCCGAGAAAGGATAAACCACATAATTCTGGGGATTATTCAGATTGCACATCAGTTCATGCTGAGCAGAATGCTATGTTATCAGCAGCAAGGAAAGATATGATTGGTGCAACAATGTATTTGGTAGCAGAAGAGGTTTATTTCAATCTTAAGGGGATTCATTTATGGGGTAAATTTAAAGATATAAAACCATGCCCTATTTGTGAACGTATGATAAAGAATGCAGGAATTAAGGAGGTTGTAACGTGGGGGTAATTGATGATATTAAAAATGATTCAATAAGAAATGGTTCTAAAGTTCAATCAACAGAATCAGCAAAGTTAGAAGTAATACTTAATAAAATGTTTTTTTTGGAAAAGGATATTGAAGGGGAAGTTGATTTTATAAGAAAGGTAATGACAAGGGGGTTGGAAACTCAGGAAAGAGTTGGTCTTCATGCTTCTGCAATGATTGTTTCGGATAATAAATTTTGTGTTAGACAACAGGTTTTAAGTTTATTATTTAAACAATTACAAGGGGAACAAATTCCTGTTAAATTAAAAAGAATATTTGAGGAAGGAAATGCAATCCACGAAAAATGGCAGAGAATGTTTATACGGGCTGGATATGCAAAAGCAAAAACACTAGATAGAACTAGGTTTGATGAGGATTATAAAATAAGTTATACTCCAGATATTGTTTGTCGTATACCTGAATTTTTTGATGGGGCTATGATTGTAGAAGTAAAATCTGTAAATCCTATTCAATTTAGAAAAATGACTTCACACCCTACTGCACATAGTCAGTTAGAGTTTTATATGAATGAATGTATAAAAGAAGCAAAACGAAAAGGAACGTGGAACGGGAAAGATTATACAAAAGGTTTTGTTTTGTGTGATGATAAAGGAGGTCAGGATTTTAAAATATTTGTTTATGATTTTGAAAAAGAAACTGTTGCTCCATTTATTGATAGGTGTGAAGCTGTTAAATTCCACTATAATAAATTCTTAAAAGAAAAGAAAATGGTTGCAAGAAATGAAAAGTGCACATCTTATAATTGTAAAATGGCTGAAAAATGTCCAATGAAAGATGCTTGTTGGAATAAAGGAATGGGAAGGATTAGATTGTAATGCCAAAGCCATTAATGAATTATGAAGGTAGATGTGGATCATGTAAACATTTTGCATTTGTTGTATTGAATGGTGTGTTAAGATATAGAGGATATTGTGATTGTGCTCCTATGAATCTATTTAACAATAGAGATGGAAAAGGAAATGTATATGTTGCAAGGCATAGTAATTATAGGCAAGCATCACAAAGAAAGTGTAGGAGATATGAGGAGTAAAAGAACATCAGTTATAAATCTCGGGGAATGTGCTATATGTGGCAATGATATTTATGAACATAAAAATGGAAAAATTGAAAATGTGATAACAAAAAGAAATACTATTGTAAGATTTAATTCAGAATGTTACAAAGAAATGTTAAGGAAGCAAAGGGATGGTGGTGGAAATTAGTAAAGATATTTCAACGCAATATACAAAATACAAAAATAAAAACTGTGGAAGAAATTATTATGCTAGGTTTGTGGAAAGTAAAATAAAAAATATAACTCCAAGAGAATATGGGGAATTTAAAAATATGAAAGGAAAAGTAAAATGATTATTAAAAGGCATAAGGAAATACGTTGTGATATTTGCAATAGTAATATTGGAAGGGATTTTTTATTATCAAGAGATAAACGGGTTGTTAGAATTAAATGTTACAATGTTGAATGTGATGGTAAATTAGAAATAAATAAAAATATTGATTTATGTTGGTCCTGTTATAGGGCTTTAATGAGGGAAGTAAAAGCTAATGTACCTACACAAATCGAAGTATAATATAGGTGATACAATTTATTATATTCCAAGAGGAATAAAAATAAAATGGGATGTATATATTTTAAAAGGAACAATTAATAAAATAAATATCTTTAAAGATAAAATTTCTTATAATGTTGTAAATTTTGAATTGATTTTAAATAAAACAAATTATCCTGTTAATTATCAGAAATTTGCTTTGTTTGATGAATCAATGATTAATCCTGAAAATGAACTATCAGGGAATCCATTGTTTTTTACTTCAAAAGAGCTTTGTAAAGCATATATAAAAAGGAGATTAAAACGTGGCTAAATATTGTCCGTTATATAATTCCAAAGTTATCTATTTAGATTGTTTAGAATGTGAAAATAAAATATGTAAAAAGGAGAATAATAAAAATGTCAATGTATCAGGATCAAACATTAACAGACTTAATGGGAGAAAGAGGATTCAAATTCCACGATGTAACAAAGTTACAGGAAAGCAATAAATATTGTTTTCGATTTGTAAAAAGTATTGTTATCTGTGAAGTAATTGCAAATGGTATTTACAGATTTATTTATACAAACAAAGAAATATTAGGTTGGGTTACATCAGGATGGTTAGATCAGGTAACAAACAATGATTTATTTAATGAACGGTTATTATTGTTTATCAAAACAATAGAACCTTTGGTAAATGTTTATGGGGAAGAATAAAATAATTATTGGTATAGATCAATCCTATCAAGATACTGGTATTGCAATAGGTTTGAATGGTGAAATAAAAACTGCAAAGGATATTGAACTTCATTCTTTAAAAAATAATTCATTAAGACGGGAACGTTTGAGGGATCAATTAAAAATGATGTATGGATTTGCTTATGATAAAGCAAGTAAGTACGATGCCTCTGTAACAGTCCTAATCGAGCGAATAAGGCTCCAATCACAAGGCTTCCTTAACATTGATTACATAAAGTCAATAGGTGCCTTAAATGCTCTTATATGCGATGTAGCAATGTATTATAATTTTCCTGTTTATTCTGTTGATACACGTGCTTGGAAATCAACTGTAATAGGAACATCAAAAACACAAAACAATCCTTATGGAATAGATCCACATAAATGGCCAACAATTCTTTGGTGTATAAATCATGGGTATGAACACTATATTAAATATCCAATAACAAGCAACAGGAAACAAAAAGGAGTAATAACCAAAAACAATGAACGATACTCTTACAATGATAATACAGCAGATTCTATTGGCATTTGTTTGTATGGATTTACTCCTAACCCAAAAATAAAGGAGGAACATTAATGGGGAAGAAAATATATGACTGGGTTAAATTAAAACCTGAAATCATGGATCTTGTTAATCAAGGCAAATCAATACATGACGTTCTAGACTACATTGCTGAAAAATACCAAAAATATCCTGAGCCTGGTTTTATATCTAATAAAATAAAAATATGGAAAAAGGAGGAACAGAATGGCTAAATCTTCATACCATGTTTGTTACCATTGCAAAGACAGAACCGTTGGTTGTCATGCTTCCTGTAAATTATATCAGGATGAAAAGAAAGAACGTGATAAACAAATGGAGCAAATAACAAATGAAAACATTATAGGTTCTACAATTCATAACTTACAAAAAGAACGTTATTATAACCGTAACAATCGACAACGTAAAGTATACAAAACACATAAACGTTAACATACCTCTGAGGCATCGTCTGATGCCTCTATTTTCGAGTTTAACATTCCCATTGACACATTATCCCATAACGATCCCAAACCGTCTGTATGGTCAAAATACGACGTCATAATCACATCATGTTTTACACCCTGTTGACAAATTATTAAAAATCCGTTATAATCCATTCATAAACAACAAAAACAAACACTTTTAGGAGGTAAAAGTAATGGAAAATCCATATTTAAAAATTCAAAATGATATTGAAGAATTGCAAAAAGGAATTAACAATTATATTGATTCAATCTGCGGTAAAAATTTATCAGATAAAAAGATTGAACTGTTAAATGAGTACTCAAGTTCCACAAAAGAAACTCTTGAAAAGCAAATAGAAGTTTATGAAGAACGAATAAAATATATTGAATATATGTTACAAAAATACAATATAGAACTTAATTCAAATAACGAAAGAAATAATTTAATAAATTTACAAAATGAAGCGGAAGAAGCTCTTAAAACAATATTTCAAATGGAGGATTTAATAAATGGATAGAAGGAGTATAAATCAATAATGAACCATGTTATTAATTATTTAACATTATTAAATTTAAAATGTTATGAAACATTCTTTACTCTAACAGAAGAGGAACAACAATTTGTTGCAGAACTTGCTTCACAAACAATTTATAGTTGTGAACAAATTGCAAGATGGTATTTAGAAAATAGAAAAGATAAAAATAAAACAAAAATGGAGGTTTTTAAATTATGTCAAACTTTTTAATTGATGAGATGGGAGCTTAATAAAACTAAAGAAATTTATCTTGTTGGATATTATGAATGATTTTTATTTCTTATAAACTGATTGGAGATGTGAATATGTATCAAGAATTAAAAGGAGAGTTTAAATGAATAATAAAAATATGTATATCATAATCAAAAGAGAAGACGCACAAAAATATTTATCAAATGATGAAATTAAAAAGTTAGTAGGTATGATTGAAAAAATAAGTGATGGTAGAATGGAAGATAACAAACATCCAAGCAATACTTATTATGTATGTAACACAGATGAACCATATGCAAATGCTGTTCATAATGTAATTCTTGGTGGAGAGGCATTAAAAAATAGTAGTTCTTATCGTCCCCGATGCTTGTGGCACTTCATATGTCAAGTGTTTTCATATAAATGCTTCAGAAGATGAATATGGCTTTTCTGATTATTAGGAAGAAAATTAACACTATGATTCTAAAATTAATATGATTCTAAAATTAAATAGAAGAGTATGGTGCTTGGTGTGATTGTTGAAAAATAACTATTGACATTTATTTTTATTTGTGGTATAATAAAAACATAATTAAATAATAAATTATTTAATAATGTTATATATAATATTATATATTAATCTATTGTTTAATTATATAAATAACATTACTGTTAAAATATTTTTGTAAGAAAGGTAAAAGGTAAAAAATGAAAAAGAAAACAAAATTCAAAAAAGACATTATGGCTGTTTTACATGATGTGTTACAAAATCAAATTTTTATTATGAATGTATTAAGTAATTCTAAAGAATTTGAAAATCAGAGAAGAGTATTAATGCAAGGTATTGTTAGTACAAATAATGCAATCAAAATTAATATTGCTCCTTGGTTAAATTATGAAACAGAATTGGATAAGAATGATGATTGATTTTAGTAAATCCCCATGTTGTTATTGGTCAGATAATTGGAAAGCTAGTTATTTACAAAGGCAAATTCTTGTACATTCTATTATGTATTATGAAATGTCGGAAACTGTAATTGAAGATTTTCAATTTGATAGTATGTGTAAACAACTTATTCAGTTGTCAGAAAAAATGGGTGATGATTATAAAGGAACTCAGTATTATAAATATTTTTATGATTTTACTGGGGAAACAGGTTATTACTTTTATGATCGTCTTAGTAAAAATGATAAATCTTATTTAAAGAAAATTATTGATGTAGTGTTAAGAAACTACAAAAGTGGAGGATCAAAATAAATGGCTATTAGAATGCGTGTAAACAACAATAAAGATTCCCATTGCTTTAACTGTAATACAACATGGATTAATACTCCTGTAATGTATGATCTTTCTATTGGTTATGAACATAAACAAAAAATATTACCTGTTTGTAAAAAATGCATTGATGAACTTTTTACAAAAACATTAAAAGCTTCTACAATGTGGGATGCAAAGGTAAAAACAAAAGAAGATCAAGAAAGAATCCGTAGGTCAAAACAAGGTACTATTCCAAAAGGAGAGCCTTGGTCAGTGTCAAAAAATAAAAAGGATTATGAGGAGGATTAGCAATGGCAGTTAATGATGAAACTAGAATGACTTTTGAAGAAGTCATTGCTAAGATCGAACAAATTAAAAGGGAATCTTTAGAAAATAAGAAAATGGTTGCTATTCTCCAAAATAATTTGTTAGATACAAATAACAAATATTTAAAAGAGCATGAAGAAAGAGTGAAACTTGAAAAACAAATTGAACACTATCAATGGTTGTTATCAGTAAATGGTATTATTGTCGAGGAGGATGATTTAAAATGATTATTTTTGTTGAAGGAAATAAAGTTGATATTTCAGAATTTATTAATGGCTTTAAAAGCTCTATTGCATTTATTGGGGATAAATTGAAAGTAAACCTTGATGTTGCAAAAGATAAAATCAAGGTTATCGAAGAAATGCATAGAATTATGTGTGAGCAGAAGAAAATAATTGATGGGTTAAGGAAAAAGATTGATTCTGAAAAAAGCAGTGATTGTAAGGATGAAGAGGGTGAATTTAAACCTGAATTTATTATTCAAAATTTAAAATTAAGAAATAGAATTTTAAATGATAACTATTCAAGTGCTATAAAAAATAATGAGGAACTTTCACATCAGGTTAAAGAATTGAGTAGATTGAATTCTGAAAAGGAAGACGAAATTCTTGATCTTGAAAAAGAAAAGAAAAAGTTGTATGATGAATTGCAAAAGGAAAAAGCAATAAATCGTAGACTTAGGAATACAATTAAAAATATTGTTAAAGGGGATGAGGTTGGAAAGAAATATTCAAACCCAACATTTGTTGAAGATGCTTATATTCCAAGTGATGCAATTATACCAAAAGAAGTAATTGCAGGTATAATTTTTGAAAGGCCTAAATTTTTATGAATAAAAGATCAACAAAATTTTATCGTAAGAACGAAGCAGAGGTAATGGAATCACTTGGTATGAAAGCTACAAAAAATTCTGGGAGTGGCTGGATTGAGAAGGAGGATGGGCAGAGCGATCAATTAATCTGTCAATTAAAAAGCACTGATGCACAAAGTATTAAGGTAAATCAAAAAGACATAAGAATACTTGAATACAATGCATCTGTTGCTAATAAAATTCCTTTGTTTGCAATTCAATTCTTAAATACAAATGAGGTTTGGTTGATGATTAAACCAGAGGATGTGTTTAACGTTGCAGAAGCCTTAAATGGCGCTGTTATTACAAAACGGGATAATTTATTCAACGTTGATGAAACAACGCTATATGAGGCTCCTAGGAACGTTGGAAAGGCTATTAAATCATCATCAAACGCAAGGGAACGATTCCATGAAGAAAAAAATAAAAAATATGACAAAACAAGGAGTGCAACATGAGTGTAATAACTTGTATTTATTTTAAAAATAAAATGGTTAAAGAAGTTAAAAACTTTCGCTGGCAGGTTAACGATAATTTTTATACATTTTGGCTTGATGAAGAAAAGACAAAAGCTTTATCAGTACCTGTTGAAAATATTTTGTATGTAGAAGATGTGTTGTAGAGGTAAGTGTATGAAAGGTGTAAAGGGATTAAGTGATGAACAGGTTTTGGAGTATGTTGAGGATTTCTTAAAAAGAAACGAGGATGGCCTGTTTGACATTAGAAAATATGCGGATATAGTTAACGTTCCTAAATCGACGTTACATTTTCATTTCAAAACTAGATTAAAAGAGTTAAATTATAACCTTTGGCTTAAGTATTTAACAATTGCCAATAGAAATAAATTTCTTGGCGTTAAAAAGGGTGGTAAAGCCTGTGCAAAAATTTTAAAGGAGAAAAAGAAAAATGAAAGTAATAGTAAAAGAAGTTGTCAATTATAAAGGGCATAGTATTAAATCTAACGGAAGTGTTGATTTAAGTTTTAATGCAATGTACGATCAGGCAACTGAATCAATGAAAGCATTACAGATGTTAAACAATGATGTTAAGATAACGGCAAAACTTCCTGATCAGAAGCCATTTGTTATTGGAATGTTTAGAATTAAAAGCATTTCATTTGATGGGGATGGGGAAAGTGTTTTAAAGTTCAACTCGATTAATGATTATGTTGAGCTTGACAACATGAATTCTTTAATAACTTCTGACAAGTTTACAATTCGTATGGAATCGAATGTTGAAGTTGAGTCGGGGGATGAGGAGGAAGAGTAATGGTTAAAGTTGAATACCAGGAGTTATCTTCCGCACAGATTCAGGATCAGCGTTCACTTGTGATTTCTGCCTGTTCTCGTGGCGGATATACACTTGCTCAAAGAATTGTTGTTAATGAGGGTACAAAGAAAACAAATTTGTTTTTGAAAAATGCGATTCATGTTGAGGATGAAGACGGATTGTATAATCTTCGGGATGCATTGAATGATGCTATTGAAATTATCAATAAAAAATAATTTTGAAAAATTTTTAAATTTGCTATTGACACATTTTGATCGAAGTGTTAAAATGACAATGTAATCAACCAAACCGCCGTGGTTGATTACTCCCGCAATACCTTAACAAAAAGCTGTTCGGGGCATATGAAGCAAAGTTTGATTCGGTGATTGCCGCAACATTGCGAAGGATATGTCCTGGATGGCAAAAGGTAATAAACAACAATGTTGTTTTATTATAAAGGTAAAATGGTCTGAGAACTATAAATAACTTTTTAATCAGCCAACTAAAATTCAAAAATGGAGGAAAAAGAAATGGCAAAGAATTGGACTGTTGCAGAAGCTGTTGAAGCTATTCTGGCAGGAGATCAGGCTGCAATTGCAGACCTTGGAAAGAGATTCCCTCGTATGACTGTTGCAATTGCAAAGATGGGAACAAATGAAGGTGCACTGGAATTAATTAAGGCATTACCGGAACACGTTACTGTTCGTAAGCTGGAAGCAAATGCTAAGGATGGCATGGAAGACGAAGTAGAAGATACTGATTCTGATGAAGATTCCGAAGAGGAAGCAACCCAGAAGAGAGGCCGTAAAGCTGCATCTGATGATGATAAGAAGGCAAAGGCTAAGGCAAGACGTGAGGCACGTAATGCTGCTAAGGCTAAGGCAGAAGCTGAGGATGATGAGGATGAAGAGGAATCTGAGGATCAGGAAGAGGAAGCAGAAGAAGTTGATTATTCCGGTATGAACGCTGTTGAATTGTTTAAGCTTTGTAAGAAGCGTGGTATTACCTGCCAGCCTAAGCAGAAGACTAAGGTTTACATTGATCTGTTAAAGGCTGCTGATGAAGATGCAGAAGATCAGGATGAAGAAGAGGATGATGATTGGGGCGAAGAAGAAGAGGAAGCTCCAAAGAAGAAGCCCGGAAGACCTGCTAAGAAAGCAAAGGAAGAGAAACCTGCTAAGAAGGCCGCAAAAGCTGAAGACGATGATGACTGGGACATTTAATTTGAAGTATGACTTTGAATTTATGAATCCGCCGGTTGAGTAAATAACAGATATTGAGCTTTGAAAAAGGAGTTAGCATTGATCGGCATTATAGCTGATTTGTGTTGAACTCCTTTTTTTTAATTTGTGAGGTGTATATGACAACTAACGAACTTTTAGGATTAGATTATACTGTTGAAGAAAATAAGAAATTAATTCAAAAAGCATTAAGAAGAATTAAACCTTTTGAGGATAAACCTTTAAATGAAGATATTCCTTTATTGACATTGGAATTACTTGTGGGTAAATATGAAAGAAAATATAATCTTATGATTAATTATATATGCCCTACATTTGTTCCTGGGGAAAGAAATTTGTATTGTGCTACAATTAAGAAAAAGGATGAAACTGGAATCCTTGAATTTATTTATGCAACAGAATTGTATGAATTGTTTGCAAAGATCTCAATTTATTTCTTTTATTGTGTAAGTAAGGAAAAGGTAAAACCTGTTGACTGGAAAGAATTTAAAAAGAAAATGGAAGAAAGACTTGGTAGTAATAATAAATAAGGAGTTGCTTATGAAAGTAAAGATATATACAGATGGTGCCTGTTCTGGTAATCCTGGGCCAGGAGGATGGGGCGGGATAATTAATTATCCAGGATTAAGTAAAAAGATATCAGGATTTATGGGGAATACAACAAATAACCAAATGGAGTTACTAGCTGTTATTTCCTCGTTAGAAAAATTCTCTGATGATCTTATTCTTGAAACTGTTAAAGATTGTGATTTTACAAAAATAGATCAGGTAGAAGTTATATCCGATAGTGCTTATGTTGTAAATGCTTTTAATCAGAAATGGTTTAAAACTTGGGTTGTAAATGATTTTAAAACAAAAGATGGAAATGATGTTAAAAATAAAGAGTTATGGTTAAAGTTACTTTACAATTTAGATGTATTAGATTTCCTTGGTATTAGAGTTTCTTTTATAAAAGTAAAGGGACATAATGGGGATCACTTTAATGAACTTGCTGATAAACTTGCTCGTAAACAAATAATTAATAATAAGTAGAAGAAAGGTGTGAGGGATAATGAGCATATATGGCGAAAGCTTATTAACAAAAACATTTACAGATCATGTTTCAAAAAAAGCATATCTAAAAGCTTGTAAATGGTTAGCACAAAATGTGTTTAGTAAACCAGATTTGGCAAAATATATAACAGTTAAAATTGAAAAAGTTGAAAATAAAAAACAAGAATCTGGATTTAGGATTTCCTTGTTTGTAGTGATTGATGAAAATGAAGTAAGGGAAAGTTATTGTAAAAAATGTAAAAACTTACATACAATTCTTTATTCTGTTGATAAACCTAAATGTGATGAGTGTAAGTTAAATGCTTATAAGAAAAATATATTAGGTCAGATTGATGGTTTATTCGATTTTGTAAAGGAGGTAGTTGATGATGAAGAATATTAAGTTATTCTTTGAAGTTTTGTTGAAAACATTAAAAGGATGCATACTTTCCATTGTGAAAAGAATTGAACTTGTATGGAAATTATTTTTAATTGTTGTTCCTATAACTTTTGTTTATACTTATTATGAAGATACTTATTTATGTTTATCTATATTTTTATTTGGTGTTGCAATTTTAACACTTGACAAGGTAACAACAGGAATGAAGCAAACTGTAAATGGGTTTCCTATTTGTAAAAAAAGGTTTACTCATAGATCAGAAACAAATGATAAAGTTATATACATTAAAAATGAAGATATGTTACAAGCTCTTATGTATCTTTACGAGGTAGAGAATTACGCTGAAAGGAATGGTTTAAAATGAAAAAGAGAGATAGTTATTCACCCCATAAAGAAGATTGGGTATGGATTTCAATATTTACACTTCTTACATTACTGTTAATATTTGTTATTTCTATTACTGTTAGAGAAGTTATAATAACAATTAAAACAGTTAGTGAAGTAAAAGAAGTAAAAATTGAATGGATTAAAATGCCAGAAGTAGAACAAGAAAATGTTGAGGAAAATATAAAATATGATATTGTAGAAAAAGAGGAGCATTTGTGTGAAGCAAAATCCTCGAACTACAACTGTATCGGAAATCCTCGTACTACATTTTCAGATCAGGAAATCCTCGAACTACAACAAATAGCATTGGCAGAAGCGGAAGTGCAAGGAATAGGGGGCATGGCATTTGTAATGCAGGTGGTCCTTAATCGTGTCAATGATGAACGCTTTCCTGATACTATACATGATGTAATTAATCAACCAGGACAATTTTCTACTGTTAATGTGTATAAATCACTGGTCCCAACAGATAACAGTGAAAAGGCTATTGATTTATTAGAAGTATTAAATAATCAAGGAGCATTATACTTTGAAGTTAATACAAATGAATCCTGGCAGAGTACACACTTAACATACCTATTCTCATGTGATAATCATAATTTTTATATGTAGGAATACGCACACGTTTTACGTGTGCGTTTTTTATATGTCCTTAACGTTGTATTCGCTTCATATTCGCATTTTGTATCAATCAACGCATATTTTATGCACCCGACATTTTGACCGCCTATATGGCCCTGATAGATGCCTTATTTAATATCTTTATATATATGTAATAAATACAAAAAGCAGATTTTTTTTGAAAAATATTTAAAAAAACTATTGACTTTATGCTTAAAGGTGGTATAATTAAAGCATAAACAAACAAAACAAACAAAAATCTTTTTAGAAAGGAAATGATGATTATGAAAAAGAATGAAATTATTAAAATTGGAAAAGAAGAATTTACATTATGTAAATATTTTAATCCCTATGTAAGGTGTATGGATTTATATGATGCATATATGAAACCATCACAAATAAAGAAAAATATTTGGGAATATTGGAGAAATTGGTTCCATGAAAATAAGGAAGGTTTTAATGATTTTATCGCAATTGGTTCATACAACTTCTGCCAATTCCAAGTTGTTGGAAGAATAACTGTTAAAGGAATTAAATATAACTTTTACATTAAGAAAAGTGGAAATGAAATTTGTTTAGTAAATGAATAAATTTTAAAAAAAACTAAATAAAACTATTGACAAACTAATTTAAACGTGGTACAATAATATCAACAAATAAAACAAAACCTAAAAGGAGGAAAATGTTATGACTAACAAAACAGAATTAGTAAAGGTATTAAAGGAAAATGGAGCAACATGGAATAAGGAAGAAAAATCCTATCACATGAACGAATTATCTTTTAACAAGGTGATGGAAAACATTGAAGGAGTTGTTGCAATTAAATCAAAAACCGATAAAAATATGTACGGTTTAAAAATCAACAACATGGTTGTAACAAAGGTAATTACAGATGTTGTAGAAGTAAATGAAACAACAAAACAAAAAGCAACTGTTAAAAAGGAAGTTGAAGAAACAAAAAAACCTGTTAAAAAAGTTTCACGTGAAACATCGGAAACAAAAAAAGTTAAAAAGGAAAACGTTGAAGTTGGTAAAAATGGCCATAAGGCCAAAGGCTCCTCATACATCATTCTGTTAAAAAATAAGGATGATAAAAAGGAAACAAAGAAAACAGACTTGACAACGTGTGCAGAGGTAAAAGCATTTTTGAAAACAGTTTCAAAGAAGCAACTTGAATATTTACGGATATATGATGAAAATAAGAATGAGGTTCGTAAAAGTGCATGGGTAGGTTGATCCTACCCAGCATATAAAAAAATCCATTGGAGGTAAATGTTATGAGTAAACAGAAATTAAGGGATTTTATTTCCGATTATAAACCACTCGTTCTAATATGTGTAAATGTAGATAATACGAAAGAAAATGAATTAAAAGTGGAGCCACATATTTCAGAAATGCAGGAAAAGTATTTAGAATGTACAGAATGGGATGCCCAACCTTTTGGTTATGGGAAATTATATGTTGAGTGTTATTTTAGGGAGTAAAAAAAACTCGTACTTCTAACACTTAAAAATCCTCGTACTTCTAACATTATGGAATTTTTGTGTTAAAAATATAAAACCCAACTTTTGACCATTATAAAATCCTCGTTATACAATTTACAATTATTGTAAAATTGTTAAATTGAGAAATTTGCATAAAATTAATAAAAAGCAAAATGTTTCACGTGAAACATAAAATAGGGAAAGTTTTAATTGTAGCAGAATTATTAATTTCATTATTTAAACATAAATGTTATTAAACAGAAATATAGTTTATAATTTTTGTGTTTAATAATTATAATAAATATATAATATTATATAAATA